AATTATCTCTTGTATTTGTTGTTGTGTTAACTATAGAGTACTGTATATGACAGAGAATACTCAACCGAAACGAGTAGGTCGTCCCCGGAAGACTGATGTTGAGGCTAAAAAGTCTGGTAACAGAGGGAAACGCGGAAGACCTCCCGGAGATGCGGCGGCAATCAATGAGTTCAAGGCTCGTTTGTTGGCATCTCCACGCTCTCAGAAGGTACTAGATAGTATTATGAGTGCGGCGTTAGACGATGAGCATAAGAATCAAGCGGCGGCATGGAAGTTATTAATGGATAGGATGTTGCCTGTTAGTTATTTTGAGAAAGATAAGAACAATACTGGAAGATCATCGGTTAGTATTACGATTACTGGCGTAGGTGGCGAAACAATTATCAACAATGACGAGGATATAATTGATGTTACCCCCGAATCTGATTGAACAGATCAAAGAAGATCTTGTGAAGCACGAAGGGTACGTCACTGAGATCTATTTATGCTCTGAAGGTTACCCTACATTTGGTATTGGTCATATGGTTACGGAAGATGACATGGAACATACGTGGCCTGTAGGTACACCAGTGACTGATGAGCGTATCCTCCAAGTATTTCATGATGATTGTACTGCCGCGTGTACTGATGCCAGTGCATTGGTCCTAAACTTTAGCTCACATCCTGAGAATGTACAGCGTGTGTTGGTTAACATGGCGTTTAATCTAGGGCGTTCACGATTAGGTAAGTTTAAAAATATGATTACTGCTGTCAATGAGGGGAACTACTCAAAGGCTGCAGATGAAATGGTGGATTCAAAGTGGTATCGTCAGGTCAAACGCCGTGGCGAAGAGCTTGTAGAGATTATGCGTGGAGCTTAATGTTGAATTGCTTCCTTGGCAACAGGAAGTCTTTAACGATCCAACACGATTCAAGATTGTAGCGGCAGGGCGGCGTACTGGCAAGTCTCGTCTAGCCGCATGGCAGTTGATTATCTACGGATTACAAACTGATCGTGGTCATGTGTTTTATGTTGCGCCGACTCAGGGTCAGGCTCGTGACATTATGTGGTCTACTCTGCTAGAGTTAGCGCATCCTGTTATTAAAACATCCCACATTAACAATTTGCAAATAACTCTCATTAACGGTTGTACGATATCCCTCAAGGGTGCGGACAGGCCAGAGACAATGCGTGGTGTATCCCTAAAGTTCCTTGTCATGGACGAGTATGCGGATATGAAGCCTAGTGTATGGGAACAGATTCTACGTCCTGCACTTGCTGACCAGAAGGGTGAAGCCATGTTTATTGGTACGCCTATGGGAAGGAATCATTTTTATGAACTCTACCACTACGCTACGTTGGGCGATGATGAGAGCTATAAGGCTTGGCATTTTACATCTTATGACAACCCGTTGCTTGATCCAAACGAGATCGACACAGCTAAAAAGTCCATGTCCTCTTATGCGTTTCGACAAGAATTTCTTGCGTCATTTGAAGCGATGGGGTCAGAGATCTTTAAAGAGGATTGGGTACAGTTTAGTGAAGATGAACCTGAGTTTGGTGATTATTATATTGCTGTTGACTTGGCGGGCTTTGCGGATGTGGAATCAGCCACTAAATCCAAGTCAAAAAAACTAGACCAAACTGCAATCGCTGTTGTGAAAGCCAACGAAGATGGTTGGTGGGTAGCAGATATTATTTATGGACGTTGGGATATTAAAAAGACTGCAAAGAAAATCTTTGATGCGGTCAATCATTATAAACCAATCTCTGTTGGTATTGAAAAAGGTGCGCTCAAGAATGCAGTGTTACCTTATCTAACTGATATTATGAAATCATCGCAACGGTTCTTTCGTGTAGAAGAACTAACGCATGGTAACAAAAAGAAAACTGATCGAGTTGTCTGGGGATTGCAAGGACGATTTGAACATGGACAAATAACTTTAAACAAAGGTGACTGGAACGCTACGTTCTTAGATGAGTTGTTTCAGTTTCCAAATGCATTAGTGCATGATGACTTAGTAGATGCTCTGGCCTACGTTGACCAGTTAGCAAAGGTGTCGTACTACTACGACTATGAAGAAGACGACTTTGAAATTTTAGACCCTGTAGCAGGATATTAACATGGACTACGATCATAACACTGAAGACCCCGGTTCATTAGAAGGTTGGGTTATACATAAGTGCAACCAATGGCGTGACCACTTTGAGTCAAACTATCAAGAGAAGTTTGATGAGTACTATCGCTTATGGCGTGGTATCTGGGCTGAAGAAGATTCAATGCGTGCATCCGAACGCTCCCGATTAATCTCTCCTGCATTACAACAAGCAGTTGAGTCTGCTGTTGCTGAAGTAGAAGAAGCTACTTTTGGTCGTGGTAAATGGTTTGACATCAAGGATGACTTTGCTGACCAACAACCACAAGACATTCAACTTCTGCGTACTCAACTTGATGAGGACATGAAGTTTGCCAAAGCCCGAAAATCTATTGCTGAATGTTTAATTAACTCCGCTGTCTTTGGTACAGGTATCGGTGAGATTGTAATGGACGAAGTAAAAGAGCTACGCCCTGCAACTCAGCCTGTAATGGGTGGAGAGATGACTGCTGTTGGTGTAACTGAGCAAGAGAGAATGCTTGTTAAGTTGCGTCCAGTCATGCCACAGAACTTCTTAATTGATCCTGTTGCTACATCTATTGAAGAAGCATTAGGCGTAGCAATTGATGAGTTTGTTCCTTTGCATCAAGTTGAGTTAGCGCAAGAAGCAGGAATCTATTACGATGTAGATGTTGCTGTTGCGGCTCCTGACACGGACATCGAACCAGATCAAGACTTAACTATTTACATGGATGACAAGGTTCGTTTAACAAAATACTATGGTCTTGTTCCTCGTGAGTTATTGTACGAAGCACAGCGTGAAGAAGATGAAGAAGAAGTTGAGATGGGTAAAGATCTCTCTGCTTATGTTGAAGCTGTGGTAGTAATTGCAAACGGTGGTACACTTCTTAAGGCAGAAGAAACTCCATACATGATGGCGGACCGTCCTGTGATCGCATTCCCTTGGGATGTTGTGCCGGGTAGGTTCTGGGGTCGTGGTATTTGTGAGAAAGGCTACAACGCACAGAAAGCCCTTGACACCGAACTCCGCGCACGTATTGATGCCTTGGCATTGACTGTACATCCAATGATGGCTGTGGATGCTTCTAGGCTTCCTCGTGGTGCTAAGCTAGAGGTACGTCCGGGTAAAGCAATCTTAACTAATGGTAACCCTGCTGAGATTTTACAACCATTTAACTTTGGTCAGTTAGATCCAAATACATTTAACCAAGCGGCTACACTACAGCAGATGGTTCAAATGGCTACAGGCGCAATTGATGCCGCAGGTATTCCGGGTTCAATCAATGGTGATGCAACAGCGGCAGGTATCTCAATGTCACTGGGTGCTATTATTAAGCGTCACAAGCGTACATTGATTAACTTCCAAGATTCATTCTTACTACCCTTTGTGACTAAAGCGGCCCATCGGTACATGCAGTTTAATCCTGAACTGTATCCTGTTAAGGACTTTAAGTTTGTCGCTTCAAGCTCTTTGGGTATTATTGCTCGTGAATACGAAGTAACACAACTTGTTCAGTTGCTACAAACAATGAGTCCTGAGTCTCCAATGTATCCAATGCTAATTGAATCTATTGTGGATAACATGAACTTAAGTAATCGTGAACAGATCATTGAAGGATTGCGTCAAGCAAACCAACCTGATCCACAGCAACAACAATTACAACAAATGCAAATTGAAATGGATATTGCTCAGAAGCAACAGACGATTCAAAACATTCAAGCACAGACTGCTGAGATTCAATCTCGTGTTAAACAGAATGAAGTTGAAACACAAATGCTTCCATTGGATGCCGAGACTCGTCGTATTGCCGTACAAGTTAAAGCAGGTCAAGATGATGCAGGCGATAAAGAATTTGAGCGCAGAGCTAAACTTGCAGAGCTTGTACTCAAAGAACGTGAAATTGCAAGTAAAGAAGACATAGTTGAACAACAAATGAGGCAATCGAATGGTAGTAACCAAGCGTGAGTTCCAAGAAATCATTGATCAAATGAATGGTATCTTGACAAAACTTGACAGCAGGATTAAAGAATTAGAAAGTCAAAAGACTACTCGTACCACAAAAACAACGAAGAGTCAAGAAAAAGACTTGACAAATGAATAAAATTGTGGTATAATATTTGCATCTAATTTAGGAGAAACTCTTTGAGTCCCGAAGAACAAAAGTATTATGAAACTTACTTTGATCTTTTTATGACCGATGGTTGGAAACAATTCATCGAAGAGATTAACGAAATTCTTGATAGACATCGTATAGAAGATATTAAGAGTGAAACACATTTAGCGTTTGTCAAAGGTGAACGCGATGCACTGTTCAGAGTGAGACGCTTTGAAACAGGTATCAAAACAGCTTATGACGTATTGCAAGGACAGAAATAATGTTTAGGCGATACGATTATAAATGCACCGTATGTAACCATACAGAGGAAGACTGGGCTGACTCGTCAGACTGTGACTTCTCAACCTGTAAGGAATGCGGTGAAACCTCAGTACGGATAATCTCTCCTGTCCGAACACATTTCGTTGGTCATGGTTGGCCGGATAAAGACGACAGGTGGGCTAAGGACCATGAGAGAGCCGCACGTAAATAATCTTTCCATAATGCTATCTAGCACGGAGTTTAAAAATAATGGCACGTTTTATAGATGAGAGTCCCGACTACGAACCTTTAGACGGAGAATCGCTCACCACATTTGAAGAAGAAGATGATACGCAGATTCTTGAAGAAGAGCAACCTGCAGAACCTGAAGAGATTCAGGAAGCCCAAGAGGAAGACATTCCTGAAAAGTATCAGAATAAAGATATCAAAGATATCGTTCGGATGCATCAGGAAGCTGAGAAGCTCTTAGGCAAACAATCTTCAGAAGTTGGTGAACTCCGAAAGATCGTTGATGATTTCGTTAAGACTCAGCTTGAGAAAGCCAATAGCCCACAAGAAGACGAAGAAGAGATTGACTTCTTTGATGACCCGCAGAAAGCGGTAGAGCGAGCAATTGCCAAGCATCCTAAGATTAAGGAAGCGGAAGAAGTTACTCGTGCGATGAAGCAACAAGAGATCCTAAACAAACTCCAACGTAGTCATCCAGACTTTGAGTCTATTATTGGTGATACTAATTTTGGAGAATGGGTAGCGGCCTCTAAGGTACGGACTGAATTGTACCAACGTGCTGACCAACAGTTTGACTTTGATAGTGCTGACGAGCTTCTCACAACGTGGAAAGAACGTCAAAACATTGTAGCCGAAACTGCTGAGATGCAAGAAGCTGATCGCAAGCGACAATTAAAAGCCGCCTCTACTGGTACAGCTAAAGGATCAAATGAGAAGCCAAGCCGTAAAATCTATCGTCGTGCTGATATTCTTAACCTTATGCAAAACGATCCAAAGCGATATGAAATGTTAATGCCTGAGATACGGCAAGCATATGCTGAGGGTCGAGTTAAATAGCCTAGGAGATATTTACAATGGCAAACTTAACCCCCGCAAGTAACAATACCGTTACTTTAGCAAACGCGGCTACGTTCATTCCAGAACTGTGGTCAGATGAAATCATTGCGGCGTACAAGCAAAAACTCGTTCTTGCTAACCTCGTAAACAAAATGCCTATGACTGGTAAGAAAGGTGATACTCTTCACATTCCTAAGCCTGTCCGTGGCGCGGCCAATGCTAAGACAGCGGCTGACACTGTAACAATTCAACAGACTGCTAACACAGAAGTTGTAATCACTATCGACAAGCACTACGAATACTCGCGCTTAATCGAGGACATCACAGAAGTACAAGCGTTGGATTCACTCCGCCGTTTCTACACTGACGATGCAGGTTACGCTCTTGCTAAGCAAGTCGATGACGATCTGTTCGCAGAGTTGTTGAACGTGTCAAACGATGCAGGTACTGCTGATGGTTCTGATGCTACTCAGTCTCACTACCAGATCAACGGTGCATCTGATGTCTTGATTGACTATGATGACTCTACTGCTCTTGAAGCGTTCTCTGATGCGGCTTTCCGCAACATGATTCAGAAGTTGGATGATGCTGATGTTCCTATGGAAGGTCGTGTATTGATTATTCCTCCTGTGATTCGCAACACTATCATGGGCATTGAGCGTTACGTGTCTTCTGACTTTGTCAACGGTCGTGGTGTTAACAACGGTCAGATCGGTCAGCTTTATGGTGTTGACGTTTACGTTACATCTAACGCTCCAACTGTCACTGGCTCTACCACTTCTGGTCGTGTTATGACTATCATGCACAAGGACGCTTTTGTTCTTGCAGAGCAGATGGCTGTACGTTCACAGACTCAGTACAAGCAAGAGTTCCTTGCGAACTTGTTCACTGCTGATACTCTGTACGGCACTCAAGTTCTCCGTGAAGAGAACGTACTCTCTGTTGTAGTATAAACAGAGTCTGGGGGAGTCTATTCAGGCTCCCCTATCTTATTCAATACACTGGAGATGTAAATGGCTATTTTTCGTGGTACAGGTGGACAAGGTGACAGCACAACAGATACTACAGTCACCACTGTAACGCAGAAAGCCGCAGAAGCCGCATCTTCAGCTACCTCAGCCGCCAATAGCGCAACTGCCGCTAGTAACTCTGCAACCTCTGCAGAGACTTCTGCAACCTCTGCAGAGACTTCTGCAACCAATGCCGCTACCAGTGAAAGCAATGCGGCAACTTCAGAAACTAATGCCGCCGCTTCAGCTACTACTGCCTCAAATAAAGCGCAAGATGCTATAAACTATGCGGCTAATGCTCAGACTTTTAGAGACGAAACACAAACTCTTAAAAATCAAACAGACAGCATACGCCTTTCAGCCGTTACTTTTGCAGGCATTGCAGAATCTCATGCAGATGATGCTGAAGCCGCACAAACCGCCGCAGAGACTGCAGAAGCAAATACCTTAGCAATCTTTGGTGACGCTCAAGACGTACAGGATGCTGTCGATGATGCAGAAAAATTAGCAGTCAATCCTGAAGATTCTCAATACACTCTTAGTGACTCAGTAACTACAGGTTATTCAGCCCTGCACTATGCGGCTAAAGCAGAAGACTCAGCGGCTCTCGCACAAGCAGGCAAAGACGATGCTGAAACT